CTTTAGTTTCTATTAACCAGAACATTTATTAAATATACGAAACTTTTTAGTATCCTCCACCCGCTGTTGGGAGAGAAGGAGAGGAAGGGGGTGTATATCCTGTAGAGGGGGTTGGGGTAGAAGGAGATACAGTAGTAGGAGAAGGAGGAGTTGGAGAGGGAGGAGATATTTCTAAACCTAAAATATCCTCGTCTAATTCCATATCATCTTCATAATACTGTAAATAGTTACCTCTTAAAAATTGAGTTAATCCATTAACTCTTAATCTTTTTTGAGTTAATAAAGTTATTTCCCTATTAGCATTTTGCACATCTATTTCATCTCCACTTAGAGTCCATAAAATACTAAAAGGAACATATAATTCAAATACCCAATTCCTATCTTTTTTATATATTTTATCATAAACATTTTTATCTACTTCTAAAAATTCCTTATCAGTGGATTTAAACAGAAAATATCTTCTAAAAGCCCCTAATTCATAATCTTTTTGAGTGGGCATAATGTATAAATTAGTAGGAAATTTTCTAGGGGGTTTTAAACCTTTTATTAAGGTATAAGCATTATACAAATCTGGAGCTATACCATTATATGGGTCTAACCTTTCTCTTTCTGTTCTTGGAGGAGCACTTCCGTTATATACTAAGGTATTACCAGGATCCGTAGTAGGAAGGTTAGTATTTTGTACTTTTATAGGAAATAACCTAATGGATGGTTTATCATTAGGGTTTTTTCCAGTAAAAATAAACCCCGTTTGTGTCCTCCAATAATATCCTACATAGCTTTCATCATCACTGAATTTAAGTTCGTTAAAACTTTTAGGTTGTGCTTTTTTATACTCTCGTCCTCCAGTATAAAGATTAGTTATTATTTTATTTTTAGGGAAATACACGTTATAAATATGGGATTATCTCTCTCCTCCGTATCCTGCCCCGAGTATACCACCACTAGCTTTAACTACTCCCCCCACGCCAAAATTAAATTCTGTTCTAAAGGCACCACTTCGTTGTCTTCTTACTTCTGCTTGTTCTTCTTCCGACAT